TGCAATTAAGGCAATAGCAAAAGATGTAACAAGTGGAACAAATGATGGTATTTTAGAGTTTAAAACAATGGTTGCAGGGACTCAAGAAATCGTGCTAGAATTAGAAGATGGTGCTGTTACAGTTAATGAAGCATACACTCTTCCAACCACAGTAACAGGAGCAAATGACCGTGTTCTAACAGCACAAACAGATGGTTCAACTGCTTGGGCGGAAGCAGGTGGCCCAAATACAGATAGTTTTGCTTTCAAGTTTACAAATACCAATAGAGTTCCGATGATGAATGGTGTTTGTGGTAGCATTACAAATAAAGGAATGAATTCTTATTGGGCTGATGGTAATTTGGTGTCTTTCTTAGAAAATAAAACTTTAGATAAAGCATGGATTTACATTAATTCCTTATCAGAAATCGAAGCGGTAACGGTCGGAGTAACTGCCGCACTATATGAATTGCCTTCAACTCATTTAATATCTAGTTCTCTTAGTGCCACATTGATTGCTACGGCTAGTTGGGCTGCTTCAAAGTTTGTTTCAGCAACAGGTTCAACGGGCTATAACTCAGTAGATTGGACAGTAGCAAGTGGACAATCATTACAATTAGATAGTTCAAAGTATTATGCTATGATGGTTTCAAATTGGGCTAACGACCAGCAAACTAATACACCCTATAATATTTTAGCATGGTCTTCAGGCTCATTACCATGCATTGTAGGTTCAGGAGGAAGTGTCGCAGTAGCCAATGGTTTTCAAGGATGGATAAATGGCACAACTTCACCTGCAACAACGCTTAGTCTTTCAGGTGGCGGTAGTAGCGCAAGGTCAGCAGTATGGAGCACATTCACATGATTAGATTAACGACACTATACCGAACAGAAGATGGAATACCTTATGATGTTACATGGGAAACTTTCAGGGAATCAAGAAACCTTGCACTTTTGGCAACTGATGTTCATATGCTAACAGATAAATATAATGCTTTAACAGAAGAACAACAAGAGGCAATTACTACATTTAGACAATGGTTGAGAGATGCAACAGAAAATTATGATTCAGCAAATGATGCTGTTGATAATTGGCCTCAACCGGAGAATTGGTTTTAGGAGAAAGGAAAATAATAGGAGTGAAAAAAAATGGCTTTAGAAATAACACATGAAATAGAAAAATTAGGAATAACCCTAGAAAATGTATATGCAAAGATTGCGAGAGTGTCCTTTGAAAATATGGATAATGATGAAGGAGTTCATGTGCAATATACAGTTAGACTCTATAAGAATGAAGAGGAAAAAGAAAATGGAGAACCGCCGTTTGGTGGTGACCATTTCTCAACTATACTAAACATTGGTAATGCTAAGACACAGTATAATTTACTGAAACAATGTTATCTTCATTTGAAAACTTTAGATGGTTTTACTGATGCTATTGATAGTTAATTGTCTTAAAATATCAACTGTAAGTTTTGTGCAGCGAGGGTATATAAACCTCCAAAGAATGTGGGGTAATATGTTATACCAAGAAAGGCGTGTTTTGAGCCCGTTTTATTGGTTGTTGGCCCAAAGAACCGTCAAGGCGGGGGGTAGCGGCTATGCACCCTCGTATGGCTCATTCAGGGCATCCTATGTTGGATAAGATGGGGTAGTGAGCATAGAAAATTATTATTATTTTTTTAAAAAAAACATATTTTAATTGCCTAAAAAGGAATATAAATATTCTTAAAATGATAAATAAATAGAATAAAAATAAAAAAATTTTTGCAGCCGGATTCAACTAATCATTTGAAGATTAGTCTTATCCGACCACAAAGAAAAACATTCTCTACATTCCCATATTTTAACGGATTGCGTCGAGCCTATGTATATACCATGTATTCGTTTGGGGATTGTATATAATCCACAATTAATACATTGTTCACGAAGGGCCATTTCCTTTAGCCTCTTCATCTATTAATTTTTGCATATATTCTTCTATTGATGATTCGGAATACTTTGAGTTTCCAAATGCAGCAAAGAATAATAATGAAATTACTAATATAAAAATGAACCAGACTATTATTTCCATTGTTTCCATATTTACCACCTTACCTCTAATTTTATTATTTTTTCTTGATTAAGAGAAAAACCTTTTACAAAATCTAAATCTTGACCATACTTCCATAAATCATATACTAATTCACAATCTTTCAAACAATATTTTGCTACCTCTTCATAACCTCCTGCTTTCCAAACAACCGGAGCATCTTCACTATTCATTAATTTATCTACTCCTAATGTGTTTTGAACTAAATTAGATAGACTAAATCTTTCACCATGCGTTTTATTAAGATATAAACTAGTATCAATGTATGCTTTTTCATCTAAATATTTTTTTATGCAATATATATCCAATGCATTTTTTAATATAGGTAAATCAAATGATATAATATTGTGACCTAATAATTTTCCACCTGTTTCTATATGAGAATCTAAATCATATTTAAGTTGGCGGATAGGCTTTACTTCTACATTACCTTTGTTCAAAGTATCTACTGACTTATCAATGTAAATAGTGCCCTTATCGCCATCCCATGTGCAAACTGTAGATACTAAAAACATATGAGTATTATTCCAACCCCCAATATCATATGAATAATTTTTAGTTTCTAAATCTAATGCCAACACACTCATTCATCATCACCTGTTATATCAGACCATAATTCAGATAACTTACTCTTTTCTGCTGCTTCAGGGTCAGGAGTTTTTGATTCAATACTACGAGTTAGCCATGCACATAATTTAGTGCCACCAACATTAATCATAGTGCATAACACCCAACCCTCTTTACCTTTAGTATTTAATGTTTCGGTAATTACTTTTGGGCCATTCGATACATCAAATATAATGTATTGGCTTTCATTCTTCATCATAATATCACTCATCTTTGTTTCTTAATGAATCTGTTATAATAGTAATTGCTGCATCTACATCAGTATAATGTTTGGCATTATTTGCTCGTTTAACTATACTATCAATGACTTTTCTTTCAGCGTGAGAAAAAGTATAATACTCCCCATATAAATCTTGTGCTTTTTTAGTTTTATTTTTACCTTTTATCAAATCAATAAATTTTTTCAATTCATTAAACGCTTTATGTAAGAAGTAATATAACTCTAATTCTATAAACGCCATTTCTTTTATTTCTTTTTTACCTTTCATTTCTTTTCCTCCTTTAGTTTTACGAATACTCTTTTAGCAATCCTTTGCTCATCAAAGTGTTCTTCAACAGTTTGCCACCATTTGTATATTGTGGACTGTCCTTTTTTTGTCTTCTCTCTTACCTTACCTAATAATCTAGTTTTATTAACCCATCCATCTTTATCTTTCAATTCTTCATATGAATCTTTAAATGCTGATATATTGGCTCGGTCTTCCAAAGAGTTTTTCTGCACCCGTAGGGCTACATCAAGCCAAGATACCAAACTCTTATAGCACTGTCGGATTAGAGAAGATGCCTGAATCACATGATTAGTGTTTACAATATACCTTTTATTTTTATCCTTGATACTAGGGGCTTCAGCGATACAACACAATGTTGCCATTCTTACTAAATGATTATTCATTCTTGTGATAAAATTTCCGGCTATGTCTAAAACTTCAGGTCGGCTATCAGCCACATACTTTTTCATATTCCAAAATTCTCGCATTAATGCATCATTAAAATTTTCTGAGTATCGTAATACGCGGCGGGGGTTTTCATCAACTTCTTTATACCTCTCATCTAAGGTTTCATAAATCTTGACAAATCCATTAGCATATTTATTTATAGGGGCTATTGAATCTATCTCAGTGCCTACTTCATTTATAACCATAGTGCGTATTTCATCTTGAATATCTTGAGGAACTTCCCAAATAAATATTAACATTCGCTGTAATATTCCTTTTTCAGCAATAATTTTAGTCAAATCTTTTGGAATATATGTTGTTGCATATACAGAACGCTTACTTTCACATATAATCGGCTCATCACTATCTTTAAGTTTCTTAGATATTTTCCAATTCTCGCCAAATAATGAATTCATTAGTGTGTTTAAATATACAATAACTTGTTCTTTGTGTTGAGATTGTTTAAATACACCTGAATATTCAAATTCATCATAGCAAATTAACCCATCTCCATGTAATGCCCCTCTTGTTGGAGTATCAACATAAGTTCTTCTTTGATTCCCGTCATCATCTACTTCTATAATTTCTTCTCGTTTTAATGAACCAATTAAAGCAGCATCAGTTGTTTCTAATACATCAAAAATATCAAAAGAAGTATTATGTTTTTCATTTAATATTTCAAATGTTTTTCTAGATACAGGCCCAAAGAAATTATATAATTCACTTTTCCCCGTTCCTGTTGTTTGCATCCACAAAAATGGTATGCGAGTATCTTCTGTGCGCCTTCCACTAAGTAATGCAACTTTGTCTTTACATATTTGACCTAATAAAGTAAAACAAGAAATTGCTGCCGGCACATTATTATATTTAGATACTTCAACAGCACTTTTTATATAGTCTTCTATAAATGCCGGTAATGTTAAATTGTGGCTAATTTCTTCAGGTAGTTCATCTTCTATAAATCCATAGTATAATTGGTCTAATTCATTTTCATCATTCATTATATCGCCTGCTTTTCTTCTGAGTTTAATGTATCTAACAATCGTTTGGCTAATGTAGAGCCTATGCCATCTAATTTACATAATTCACTAATAGATGATTCTCCAATCTCCATTATAGACCCAAATTCATCAATTAATATTTGGGATTTTACTTCACTTATTCCTTTAATAGTCATAAGCACATCAACTCTTAAATCAGTTGTGCTAATTTTTTTCTGTTTAATTAACCGTGGACTATATACATCACGATTAATAGGTTTCATTTTGAATACTGCACAAATAATTTTAGCGGCTGTTTTAGAATCTGAAGTTAATACTATATTACAATCAGTATCTAAAATGATTTTACCGATTGCTCCTAAAAATTTATTTTCTAATAATCGAGTTGGAAATTTATCTGTGCTTTTAATATATTTTTGATATTCTTTAATAGCAGAACTAATTGACCCATATACAATAACTGTATTATGTGTAAATGCTCTATCCATATTATCTATTTGACTCCATAATCTTTTATTTACTGCCGACTGTAGAAAATCAAATGATGATTTTGCTTCAAAACAAACATCTTCAAATATATAATCACCTATTTCTAACCATGTTTTTTCTATTGGAATATTATATCCTAATGCTTGGGCTTCAACTTGTTCAGTTAATTTAGAAGTTTCACGACTATCAATATATAGTTTCATTCACCATACCTCCAACATTTACCAACGCAATAACCTTGTGGAATTAATACTTTAGAACAACTAGGTGCATTATATCCTTTATTTACTATACCCCATACATAATTTTTAGTTATGTATTCGTCCCAATCTAACCATATATTGTCATGGGAAGCAATTTCTTTAAGTTCCTCCATAATTTGATTTGCTACTTCTTTCTTTTGTTCAAGTGGTATTTCTCTTTGACCCATTGTTAAAATATCTCTATACCATTGAACCAAATAAACTCTAGCATAATGACTGGGGTTCTGAACCATAATAGCATTATATAAACATGGCACAATTGGTAATTTTCCTATTGGTTTTATTGGTTTTATTTCTACTTCTGATATTTCTATGGGTTTAACTTTAGGCCATTTTACTAAATTAGTCCCATATTCACTTTTAATAAATCTAGGTTCTTTAGCCAATTTTAATATATATTCAATAGGGAAATTTAAATCTTCTTCTATTATTGGAATGCAAAAATAAGGTTCATTGTTTTCATCTGAACTACTCATATTAACTGTATTAGGTATTCTTCTTAATCTATTAGTTTGAATACCACTATCATCTAAAGTTAAAAACGGGCCAAGTTTATCATTTTTAGTTAGTCTATACCAAGTTTGAATCTGTCTAATATCATCAGCAACTTCACCATGAATTATAACATGAAAACCTTTGCCACTAAAATACATTTGAAATAGTATATTTTCTTTAATGAATTTTTTAACTAAAATATTAAAATCATTATACGCTATATCTAATGATATATCACCATGTGCGTCAAAATCTAAAAAGGCTCTATCTTTAATAACAGAAGATTCTATTTTTTCTTTATCTGAAAATTCATCAAAATCATAGATGGTATAATAGCAATTCATCTTACCATTATACAATTTAATCCAATCTATCATTTCACTCTTACTTCTCACGATAACCCTTGTTGTCTGTCTTGCGTTCTTTATGTGGCTTCCCGCCCACACTTCTTTTGGAAATTTCATTTTTATTATCCTCCTTAAATATAATTGTTGCATCAATTAATTCATCTTTTATTATAATTGCTATTTGCTCTTGTAGTTTTTCTTTTACTAGTCCTTGAAATAATGAACCGAAAGGCATAGGAATTATTTCATCATCTAGTGTATTAATTGATATATTAGCATGAGCATTACTTTCCCAAATTAATTCTAACTTATCTTTAGGATTCATTTTATCATATGTGTATTCTGCTAATTCGTTTACTATTTCTTTAACATCTGCTATCTCATTAAATGTCCATTTTTTCTTCCTTAATTTATCTTTTATTATATCTTTTAATTCTGTCATCTATCATCACCATCTCCTTTTATTACATTTCTCCGTTCTCTATCTCGGAGTTTATCTATATTCTTTGAGGCTATATTATCTAAATTTAATCCTAAGTCTGTTGCTAGGTTTGCTATATACCATAACACATCTCCTAGTTCTTTTTCCACTTCATTAATCAAATCACCAGATATATCATAATCCCCACGAAGATGTTTCTTAATCTTCTCACAAACCTCTCCACTTTCACCTGCTAATCCTAATGCTGGATATACTATAGCATACTCACGAGGATAAATCTTTGTCTTCAATGCTTCTAATTGATATTCATTCATCTTCATTATACCCACCCATCATTTTGAGCCGCATCACATATTCCATAAAAACTACAATGTATGCAAGTCCTAGCATAGAATTTAGGGTCAAATTGATTTAATTCATATGCGTGTAACATTGTTGCAATTCCTTTTAATACAGCAAGCCTACTAGATTTCTTAACTTCTTCAATATAGGTGAAATTAGATTCAGGATAATACCAACCCCAATGAGTTATTTTAATATGTGGGTCTACGCCGTGTTGCTCTAAAAGTTCATTAGGACAATTTTCAAGTAATAGTTGATAAAATGCCATCTCTTTACGCATCATGGTTTGTTTCCAATCCTTCCATAATCCTGTCTTAAATTCCATAGGAATATAAGCATTATTTTCTAAAAACATTCTATCAATAATTCCTTGAAGGTGAACTTTATAATCCTGTTTAAGAGTAAACTTTGTATGGATATTTTTAGGTATTGTTATTTCTGCATCAAATAATACTTCATTGACAACAGGTAAAAATTGTGTGGTTAAATCTTTTGAATCTGTATCTTTAAATCTAAGTGCAGAATTAATCGCTAATGTTTTATATATATCAGTATAATCATCTATTGGATATAAACTCATACAATAATCTTGCAATTCTGCATTAGACAATCCTTCTGCTTTATTAATATCAAACTTATTATAAAAATCTTCATAACCTACATGAACAATAGTTCCTTTTCTCATAGCATCTGTTTGGTCAATACTTAATCTTTGTTCATATTGAAATTGGTATCTTAAAGGACACCACTGATATGAACCAAATGAAGATTTAGTTACCTTTAAAATCGGTAATGTTTCATCATCGTATTTATCTGCTTTCCATTGATATGTATATTCTTTCATTTTACCACCATTCATCTAAAGTTTTTTGAAATTCATCTTTTTTAATTTCCATAATGTCCCAATCCATAGCATTAAAAACAGGTTTGGCCTTATTAATAATAGATTCCGCATAATGTTCCCAATCAGGAGTATAGGTTTCTAAATCTTTGATTGATTCTCCAGCAATATAATTAGGAGTAAATTGTATTTGGTTTATTGGATGGGTTATTAAATCAGTATTATTTACAATTTTAATATAAACATATGAATCTTTAATTGGTATTGAATGTTTTGAATTATATAATAATATTCCAACAATTCCAGCCTCAACTCTAGGTTTTTTATTAGCAGACCGCCAACCTTTTCCAATCTTTTGTGCGGTAGTTAATGTATGAGAACATTTAGTATCAGTTAAATGATAGTCCTTTTTACAGGTGTTACAATAAACATGAAATCTTTCTTCTTTATATCTACTGCGTTTTATTATTTTACTCAAAGGTATTTCACCTTCTAAAGTTGTCTTATATCTTTCTATTAAGTATTCTAAGATTTCCTCTTTAGAAGTATTTTGAATCCATAAATTTAATAATTTGATTTGAACTTCTTTCGCCAATGTAGTTTCTGAAATTCTTTTCGCCGTAAACCCAGTCATTACAAATTCAGGTTCATCTAAATATTTTCCATCTTTCCATGAAATAAGACCTGCATTTCTATTTTTAGTTTTACCTACACCTAATGTCGAGAAGTATTTTTCAAATTCTAAATTAATTGGATGCGTTGGTAAATTCATTACATTAGGAAATTTAGATTTAACATGATTATTAATTATTTTCACTATTGATTGCGCTTGTTTAATAGTGGGAATTTTAATATAAATTGAATCTGTGTGTCCATAAACTACTTGCATTTTAACTCACACTCTTTACACATTCTACCTTTTATAGTATATTTAACAACTACATTTTTTTTACAATTAGAACAATATCTAATTGTTATCACTTAACATCACATCCACAATATTTACATTTATTCTTTTTAGAAACACTTCTAGTGGTTCTATTAAATTGACAAGTGCAATATTTTACTTTCATAAGTCAATCACCTACTACTACTATTTTTTGTGCTATAAATGCTGCTTCTCTAATTGCTTCTCTTGCACTCGCTGTAATTGATGCGGCTAAATCCACATCAGCCCAACCAAATCCCTGATAGCCAACTATGCCGTAAAAACTCGCCATTAATCTTTTTACTGCCATTTGATTATTATTCCAAATAGCATAGTCATTATCAGTTTCTGAGGAATACATTTTTTGTTTATATTCATCTCGTAATTGTTTTAACTTTAAAACTGATTTAGGCAACACTCCTAATTTATCAGTCTTATAATATAACATTTCTTCCTTTGTGCAATCGCTAAAATCTCTAGGAGTTAAAATATTAACACCAAATTCCGTTGGTTTTAATGATTTGGTTTCCCATGAAATATTTCTAGCAACCATCATTGATGGATAAAGCGATGCAAAATCAAATGCTGCAACATTATAATGTAATCCATTTGTTTTTTCTATGTTAGGGTCATAAACCATAGCACCTTGATATTTAACCTTATCATTTTTACTTTTTGAAGGACACTTCCACCAAGCATTACGCATAAAATATATATTTGCCATATGGGTAGCGTAAAAACAAGCATCAAATGGTGCAATCAATAATTGTTGTAATGATAATATCGCTTCAGATAAGTAATTTTCTTTATCTAATTTATGAATTAATTCAACATCTATTAATGCATATTCCAAATATGTTTTAGTATCTTCTAACCATGCTCTTTGAAAGAATTCATTTTTATCAGGAAATTTTTCACTAACTAATTTCTTTTCACCTAACACCATATCTGATACATAGTCCAATGCTAAAGAAGGTAATGTGCCGCGCTGTGCATCAGTCCATTGTCGTTCAAATGCTACATCTAAACTTAAAATAATTCTACCTTTAATTGGTTGTTCTATTGGGCTAAAATGTTCTTTATCAAATTTATAGATTCCACCATTTGATGTGAATGAAGTTATTTCTTGAATTGGGGATAACATTCTACCATCAATTTTATTAACTATACAGCGTTCTAATAATTTAGGTAAATCGAATAAATTACCAAACCATGCAATTAACATATCAGGGTCATCCATCATACAATTAACAATAAATGATAGTAGCATATCTTTTTCATTTGTAAATATATAATTATTAGCATCATCTTCTAACTCAGGATTAGATACATTACTAGGAAGCCAATAATATCTATTGTATTCTTTATCATAAGAATCATAAACAACTATACAAGTTATTGACCCATCATATTCCCCTCCTTGTTGCCATTCCATATCCCAATACCATTTACGCATATTGTATTGTGGTATAGATTTAATCTTATCAATTACATATCTATGTGAATAGGGCACATCTGCTTCGTAGGTTATATCAAATTCATCTTTAATGTTAAATATATCAGCAGGATGATGACATATTACTTTAGTTAATTTTTCATTATCCAAATTAAAATAATCTCCTTCTTGATAAGAAATTTCAATAGATTTAATCTGACCCCATTTATTTTTTATTATAATATTATCTACTTTTGAAGCAGTTGCTTTAATAAAGAAATATGGAGGAAATTCAGAATAAGGAATACTTTTCGTCTTCCTCACTTTATCTTCTCTCCACGCCAAATAAATTCCTTCACTTGTTTGGGATATAATCATTTTATCTACCTTCTATTCTAGGTGCTTTAATTAACATTCTATTTGGGCAAATCCACATCACAGGAAATTCATCTTTAAGATAAGTAATTGTAATGCTATCTAAAAATGATGCAAATGGCCCTGCAATTTCAACAGTTGCCTCTTCACCTTCATGTGAAATTAAAGATACATTAGTTGATATTTTTTCTATACCATTTTGGGCGGCAGAAATAATATAGTCTTCTCCATTATAATCAAACATATATCTACCCATACCTATAGCATCACAACTAATTGCTGCTTCTATAATAGAAGAAGCATCACTAGTTATTCTTGCTTCAAACTTAGTATTTGATTTACCAAAAGAAGGCATAGACCCATCAGCAGGCAATTTAATTTTACGAATTTTTTCAATCATAGAATAGCAAGGATGGCTAACAACAACAGACATTGAAGCCTGTTTATTATCAGTCTCAACATAAATAAAATCTGTTACGGTAACTGAAATTTCATTAGAAAATGTTTTTAAATATTTAACAGTTTTAGTTATGTCTAAAATTACTTCCCCATTTTCTATTATAGTTGCTTGAGGTAACAATAATGAGCAGGCTGTTGTGTCGTCTGCATTACATAGTTGTAATCCACTATTAGATGCAATCAAATATACATAATTAGATAAAGATTTCATTCTATACGAAGACCCACTAGGATATTTACCTCGTAATAATACTGAATTTAATGCCGACACAAAAGTTTTACTATCTACATTAAACTTCATAATTTGCCCTCTCGTAATTCAGGAATACCAAACCATTTATTATCTCCATTTGTGGTGAATATTGTCCATTCCTTACCTACCAAATCTGAATTAGTTTTACTAGCAGTTAATTTAGCAACATAATTTGTTACTGAACCTACCTTCGTTTTAGTTATATGAATCATCTGATGGAATTTAGCCGGAGTTGATTTCTCCCAATTTGGGACTTCACCAACAGCAGAAGGATTATGTATTCCCTCATAAACAGGTTTCATATGAGTAATTAAATACCTATCACATTCAATAGTTAAGAAATCAGTTAATAATCTCTCATTAATTCTATTTCTAATTTTCCAATCAAGCGGAGGGACGCGTATAGAATCTGTTTCATGAATAATAGTTCCTGAACGCTTAAGGCTTTTAACTAAATGATTACGCAAAATATCTGATGCACATTCTAATACCTTATCTAAACCATCAAGTATAACTGATTTTATTTCCTCACCTTCGGCCATTACACCTTTAACATACCTACAAAAATCATGCCCATTTTGCATGGAGACTTCCCAATTTAATGTGCCATCTAAAAAATATTCAAGGGGATTAAATATAATTATATTTTCATCTCTATCCCAACTTGAACTCCATGTGGGTTCTGCACCATCATCAAAATCTAACACATAGACTTTCATTCCGCGCTCAATTTCTTCATCAGTCCTACTGTCTAAAGCGACTCCGGTTTTCCCTACTTTGGGGTCACCGGTAATAGAACAACAGTGATATGTTCTATCACGATTCATTCTTGTTTTAATTTGTTCACGAATTTTCTTCCGTGTTTCCTCAAAGGTCGCATTCACTGTTTCATCTTTATCTGTATTATCATTATTTGTCCAATTCATTATCATCACCATTAAAATAAGGGAAGGTATCATTTCCTTTTGCTATTGCCCATTTTCCAAATATATCATTTAAACTATCAAAACTTAATTTAATTCTGATTTCTTTACCTGAAGATACATGGAATTTCATCCAATATTCTCCAGTTTCTTCATTTAACCGCCAAGTTAAAAACTCAATGTCTTCTAATAAGACACCAAAACTTGGGCCGTGTATGATACCATCTGTAATTCTATACATTGATATTCACCTCAAAACCAATCTATGTTTTCTTCGACAGGAATATCTACATTAGACATTAACTTGCCTCTATTCTCAGTTACAAGAATTCCACTAACATTGATTGTTGCTGAATCTAATTGACCATCATCATTAGTGCGTTGAGCAGTTCTTCCAACAACAATAATACTTGAACCAATACCAAAATCTAATTTAATATGTTCTGGAATCCAACAAGTTGTTCCTGACCACCCATCACCATCATAATCAAAATCAGCATTTAAATCAGAAATAGATACAATCCGATTACCATTCTTAGTTAGAGTCATATTCATACTAGATACTGAGCCATCTGTAATTACATATTTTTCATTATATGGCTTTGATGCATTGACACTATGATACCTGTCTAAATCAAGAATTGGGCTGTAATTATCTTGACTAAAGTTCATTAATACATCAGCAATATTATCATTAGACATATCTCGTTTAACATCTGAATCATCTGATAAATCATCATTATAAATTAATGATGCTAATGTTTTGTTAGTAATACCATGAATTTTATTAGGCATATTTTTATTAATAATACATACAAAATGCACATATTTAAATGTATCTGGAATAAACAATTTACTATGTTCCCCTTTATAATTAAAGAAATATTGTCCAAGCACCCCATTAACTTCACCAATAAATATTGCTGCTCTATTATATTGTTCTTTTGGTAAAGGCTTACCATAGTTAGTATTTACATCAGAACCATAATTTTGTATATCGTCTAATGGAACTATCCATCCACCATTAATTTCTATATGGTTTTCTGGCAAATTCTTAATACTCTTGGTTTCAGTTTCTCCATTATGACACCTGCTTACATTAAACCCGTCATCTGCTTGTTCAATAAATGCAATCTTACCTGAGTTAAAACAAGAGTCAAAATCACGACCACATTCATTTTCTAATTGGGTTCTTTTAATTTCCATAAAATCTCTTGCATCTTCTACTGAGATAAAGAATCCAAAAGCACTCTTTATCCAGCCGCCACTAGTAGTAGTAATGGGATTATCTTGATTAGGGTCTGCATTTTTCTGTGCCATTTTAACACTAGAAAAATATTGTCGCCATAAACTTAAAACCAATAACGCATCGTTATCTTTATCTAAGCCATTTTGAAGGCAGATTTCATCCACCTTTTTAAGAGCGTCTTCTAGACTCATATCTAAGAGTTCTGCTCCTTTTTCAATTTCATTCTTCAGTTGTTCTATATTTTCATCATTCATATTTTCACCTTATATCATTTGTCCTATCATCCAACTTGCTAATAATTTAGGAGTCATGGATTTACTTCTCCATTCAGACTCCCCGATTACTCGCAAATATTGGAATTTTTTATTGTGTGGTAATTCGGACTTTATTACCACATCATGCAAATTAACACATACCGTATTCATATCTACTGATGCAAAAATCAAGTCGTGAATGCTCTCAAGAGCGGTATCATATTTATTATCTATAACCATTTGTATTATTATTTCATACGGTTCAAGACTTTGAAGAATTACTTTTGATAAAGGACTATCACTTGTGATTGATGCCTGAAGTTCAGTTATCCCTCGTCTTATGTCACCATGAAGCCCCCCTATAAAGGAATCTAATTCAGTCTTATCGACGGTATTTATTGATTCGCTTATTAAGATGGACTCCAATATTATCTTCATGTTATAGGGACTAAGCCTACTAAACAGATAATTTGCACATCTTGATTGTAAAGGGTAGATAATCTTATGCCTTTCATTACAAGTGATGATAAACCGACAGTTATCTGAATAGCGTTCCATAAT